TGCCTTACAGCGGCTCGCCGGCGATGATGGACCCCAGCAACCCGATGCGCTCCGTGCTGCAAAACGCGGTGCTTGCCGAGCCTCCCCCCAAGCCCGCGATCGAGAAGCTGCGGCCCGGCAGCGAACTGCACACGGAGGTGCTGGACAAACTCAACGCCATGTTCAAGTTCGGCAAGGACGAGATGGCGAAGCACTACGACCGCTGGAACTTCGGGGAGCAGAAGATCCAGGCCTATACCTCGATCGAAGATTACACCCGGCTCATGGACACCCTCAATGAAACGAATGCTCGTCCGCCCGAACCCATCCAGGTTATCGTCCCCTATTCCTATGCCACTCTCCATGCTGCCGCAACTTTTGTCGCGACGGTCCTCCTTGGGCAGAAGCCGGTCTTTCCCCTCGTTCCAACACGGGGCACTGAAACTGACCGAGCTCGGTATATGGAGACTGCCATACAGTCCAACCTCGACGCCAGTCGCGGCTACGAGCAGCTGTGGCAGCAGATCTGGGACGGGCTCATTTATGGGTTTGGTGTCAATCGCTGCCAGTGGGAAGAACGTCAGGGCCCGGCGATACGTTGGGTAGGTGGTGAGCGGACGATGACCACTCAGACCACGTTTGCTGGGAACGTGCTGTCAAGCATTGATCCCTATGCGTATGTGCCTGATCCGCGCGTCCCGATCCACGAGTGCAATGTGCGCGGCGACTTCATCTTCACTGAAATGCAACAGTCGGAGACCGTGCTCAAGGATATGGAGAAGGCCGGCAGCCTGCAGTGGGTCAAGGAGGCGCTGGAGAAGAACAAGGCCAACCGGCGCAGCGGCTCCGCAGTGCAAGACAATCGGCGCAGGGTCAAGATCGGTATTCGCGGCGAGAACCTCATCACGCCCAACAGCGTTATTGGGTTCCATCGGATCTTCGAGGGGACGGTAAGGCTGATCCCCAAGGACTGGAAGCTGGGAACGTCGGAGACCAGCGAACTGTGGAAGTTCACCTGGTTCAAGGAGCAGATCGTGCAGGCTGAACCGCTGGGCATGATCCACGGCCAGCATCCGTATGTCGCGAGCGAACCCACCAGCTTTGGCCATGACTTTATGTCTGTGGCGATGAGCGATATGATCGGGCCCTTCCAAGACATCATGAGCTGGCTCATTTCGTCGAGGATGGAAAACGTCCGGACTGCGATCAACAACCAGTTCGTGGCCGACCCTTCCCGCGTGGAGGTGAACGACATCCGGACCTCCGCGATCGGCCGCATCATTCGGCTCAAGCAGCAGGCGATGGGCCTCCCCGTCCGCGAAGCGATCCAGCAGCTCCTCGTCCAGGATGTGACCACGGGCCACCTGAACGACATCCAAACAATGCGGGTTCTCGCTGACACCATCACAGGTGTCAACGACAATATGAGGGGGATCCAAAACCCCGGAGGGCGGAAGTCCGCCACCGAGGCGAGGATGTCCATGCAAGCCGGAGCGTCCCGTCTTTCACAGCTTGCTGTTCGCATGAGCACTCAAGCCATGCTCCCCCTCGCCAACCAAATGATCTTCAATATTCAGCAGTTCATGCCGGAAGACATCTGGGTGGAAACGACCGGCGATGACAAGCAGCCCACCTCGCATCAGGTCACGCCCGAGATGCTGGTCGGGAGTTTCAACTACCAGGTCAGTGATGGATCACTTCCTTATGACAAAATGGCCCTCGTGGAAAGCTGGAAGGAAATCCTCTTCGGGGTGGCGCAAGACCCTGAGCTGCGCCAGACCTACGACATGGCTGCGATCTTTGATTACGTAGCTACGCTGTCGGGAGCAAAGAACATCGACGCCTTTAAGAAGCCGCCTCCCCCGCCAGGGGCTGGACTTCCCATGCAAGCCGGTGCCGCGCCAAATCCCGGCGGCGCAGCCGATATGATGGCCTTAGGGCCTGCCATGCCAGCCGGGCCAATGTAGGAGGGTTTATGAACCAAGCTGATGTTGTCCAGGTCTTTTCCGAGGTCACGCTGAAAACGGCGCTGGACTCGGCCGAATTGGGCAAGATCGAGGATATGCTCAAGCATCCAGGCTTCAAACTCTATGCCGGCCTGTTGCTGGGCAGCCGCCAAGCCCTCCTCATGGCACTTGCCAATACTCCGCTGGGAACGGCAGAGAAAAGCGCTCAGGCGAGCGTATTACAAGGCAAGGTTCATGGGCTAGACTTGGCCCTCGAGACTATTGTAGAACTATTCACACCAGCTGAGAAGGATCTCAACTAATGGCTTCCGCTCCCTCGCCAGAACCCGCCACTCCTGCGGCCGAACCGGCTGCAGCCGCGCCTGCACCTGCAGCGCCCGAAGCACCCGCTGCTGAGAACAATGCCGACATCGAGGAGATAATGAATGTTTTCTCCCTCCGCGATGAGCCACTGCCCAATTTTGGTTCTGCTTCTGAGACGCCCGAGCCTCCGGCAACCGTTGTTACCACACCTGCTGAACCGGCAGCGCCTGCTGCACCCGCGGCTGCCGCTCCCCCAGCCGCGGCCCCGGCACTGCCTGGTATTCAAGAGCCGGCAGCGCCTGCGGCTGCAGTTCCGGCCGCACCTGATGCCCTGAAGCTTGCGTCGCTGGAGGCGACGGTTCAAGCCCTACAGGCTCAGCTTGCCCAACGTGCTGCGCCAGCGGCCCCTGCTGCGGAGGTCCCGGACGCGCCGCTGGTGAAGCCCGAGGAGGTCAACTACGGCCTCACGATCCCGAACGAGGTGCTGACCGCTGTGTTTTCCGAGGACCAAGCGCAAGCAGCTGCCGGCATGACGCACCTTGTTAACTCGCTGGCGAACATCGTGCACCGGAACGTGCTCACCGCGGCGCGGCGCGACCTGCACTCAATGCGGACCGAGATCCAAAACGAGTCTTCATACTCGGTCCAGGAGCAGGCGCGGCGCGACGCCCAACAGCAATACTACACGGCGTTCCCTACTCACGACAACCCGAACATCAAGATCCTCGTGGCGGCCGAGGCCCAGAAGCTGGGTGCGGAACACCCGAACCTGCAGTGGGGCCCCGACTTCATGAACGCTCTCGGAGCACGGGTAAACAACGTGCTGACCTCGCTGGGAGCAAATCCGGCAGTTGCGCCCCAATCGCCGGCCCCAGCCGCCTCTGCACAGGGGCTGTCCCCCACCGCCCCCGTGCAGCCTCCTCCGAAACCCGCCTCGTTCATGCCTCAGGCACCGAGCGGGGGGATCCCTGCCTTTGAAGCTGGGCAGGATTTAATCGCCGATACGTTCAGTTTCGGCAGCTGAGTTCTCTAGCCGGAGATTTCGCTAAAGGAGACGTAAGATGACAATGCCTGGAATGAGGTCGACGGCTGACTTCGCTGCCGACGAACGCCCGAAGAACTGGAGGGAAGGTATCCTCTGGCTCAGCCCGCGGAACGACGCGCCGCTATACTCGCTCACGGCCGCGATGGCCGAGGAGAGCACCGACGATCCCGAGTTCAGCTGGTGGGAAGAAGACCAGCAGATGTTCGTGTTCAAGCTGTCGGCGGCGATCGACGCAGTGGTGACAACCATCCCGCTGGTGGCCAAGGGGACCATGCTCAAGCCTGGCGATATGCTGCGCATGAGCCTGACCGGCGAGGCCGTCAGGGTGGTTACGGTTGTTTCGGCAACCTCGATCACTGTTCAGCGCGCTATGGGACCTGCCGGCACACCGGCTGGCACCGCGGCCGCTGTCAACAACGTGACGAACCCGAACGTCCTGCTGGTCGGCAGCGCATACCGTGAGGGCGCCCCGCGCTCGATCGGCGTGAGCAACAACCCGGTCAAGATGAGCAACCTCACCCAGATCTTCCGTGATCCGGTGGAGATTACTCGCACGGCGGCTGCGACCAAGTATCGCACCGGGGATCCCTGGAAGAACGATCGCAAGCGGACGATGCACAAGCACGCTGTCGGCATCGAGCGCGCGTTCTGGCTCGGCACGAAATACGAGACGATGGAGGCCGGTCAGCCTCTGCGTTTCACCGACGGTGTGCTGAACCGCATCCCAGCCGCCAACATCAAGGTCGCCGACGCCGGCGGCTCGGATATGACGGACCTGGAGTCGTGGTTCGAGGGGATGTTCACCTACGGCAGCAAGGAGAAGCTGGGCTGGGCGAGCATCCACACGATGACGGTCATCAACCAGATCATTCGGAAGAACTCCCAATACAACTGGGGGCCGAACGAGAAGGAGTATGGGATCGACGTCAAGCGGCTGTATATGCCGTCCGGCACGTTGATCCTGACCGAGCACCCGCTGTTCGGCCAGGAGGGTGACTTCTTGGCAGAAGACTTGGTGGTGATGGATACCGCCAACCTCAAGTATCGCTACATTCAGGACACCACGCTCCTGAAGGATCGCGAGGACAAGGGGGTGGACGGCAAGGCCGAGGAATACCTGACCGAGGCCGGGCTGGAGGTCCATCACGGCAAGACGTTCTACTGGGTCAAGGGCATCAAGGGCGCGCTGACCGACGCGCCGTAAATGCCTCAACGTCTCCGGCGAGGGGAGTCGGGAGGGCATCCGTGCTCTCCCGGCTTTCGCCTGAAAGGACTGATCCATGACCGTCGAGACATTGGTTCCGCGAGTGCGGGAAGCGTTGGGAGTTAGCAACTCCTACGATGAAACAACGCTTCCCGCTGCTATAAGGAGGGCCGAGCGCCGGCTGCTCCGTGATTACAATTTCCCCAAGAGCATCAAGCGGCGGAACTGGTGGACCGATGCTGTCCCCGTCGAAGATCGGCTTGGTGTAGGGCAGTTTGCCTTCAAGCTGCCGACTGGCATGAAGCGGGATCTGGGGGTGATATACCGCAGCCCCGGCACCAATCCCCCGCACACCACCGGCTGGACCGACCCGCTGAAGAAGCTTGAGGGGTTCCGCGCACCCAACACCGCCTCAGATGCGTTCGCTAGGTATTACTGGCTGGAAGGCGATATGCTTGTCGTGGACAAGCCTTTATACACGCTGCCGGTGGAAGTGGTGCACCTGGAATTGACCTACCAAAGCTGGGATGTGGTGGAGAACGAGCCCTGGCTGATCGAGGACTTCGAGGACGTTATCTTCATCCTGACTGTCTATCGGGCAGCGGCCGAAATGCGCAAGCCTGAGGTGATGCAAGCGTATGCTGCGCTGTGGCAGGAGGAAGTGGTTTCGCTGGCTACCTACGTCAACGAACTCGAATACGACAACCTCTACATGATGATGAGGGAGGCGAGGGCTCGTCATGACGAAAGGTATCCCGTCTGATGCTGCGCCGCCAGCCGATCTTCTCAGCGCTAGAGCCTCAGCTTGTGTCGAGCGGTTTACAGCCGGACTTGCACAACCTGCACCGTCTTTTGTGGCAGGACTCGGCCAATGTTACGTTCTTCGCTGGACGGGTAAAGCGGCGGCTTGGCAGCGCATTGATGTATTCGGCAGGGGTGGAGACGATCCGCGGCCTGAGCCAGCAGCAGGCCTCCGACGGGACTCGCTGGGTCTGGGCCGCGAGTGGTGGGGACGTGACCCGCTGGTATGGCCCGGCGGCTGAAGCCATTGTCACGATGCCGTGGCAGGAAGACGAGACGGTTAACGATCCGGCCACCCTATTCGACTTCACCCACTACGGGGACTGGACGATTATCAATAGCAGCGTAGGGAAAGCTCAGCTCTATAAGCCGCCGGCTGCAGCCGAGTATAGCGAGGCACCGGGCGATGTCGTCACCTTCACAAAGAAACTCAGCTTCATCCTTGCAGTTGGTCACGGTGCGCGCGGGACGCAAGTTAGCTGGTCGGATGCGGACAACATCGAGGTCTGGATACCGACGGCCAGTAACCTCGCGGGCAGTATGGCTATTGACGACTTCGATACTCGCATCCGCGCGTCCAGCCGTATCGGACAAAGCATCGCTGTCTATGCAGAGGACCAGCTTGCCCTCGTCACCTATATCGCTGATCCTTACTACTTCGGCCAGAAGGTGGTGCTGGATGGGATTGGTGCAGTTGGCAAAGGAGCCGTCTGCTCGGACGGGAAAGCCAATTATGGGGTAGGACATAACGGGATCTGGTGGACGGACGCCAATACCTACCGCTACATCGACGAGGGGTTCATCCACGATTACATCCAGGACAATGTGAACTGGGCTCAGAAGTCCAAGATCATCGCTGTCCGCAATGACTACACTGGCTGCATTGAGTTTCACTTCCCCATGCACGGCTCGGGGATTATCAACGAAGGGTGGAGCTGGGACCCGCGGACGGGAGGCTGGTGCCCCATTCCCCCGTTCCCGGCGAAGGACGAGCGCAGGTTATTCACCCGTCCCATCCTGGGCACCGAGAGTGGCGAGGTCCACCAAGACCAACTCCTGCACAATGTGGACCTCCCCCTCACCCTCGAGACGCGGCCGCTGCTGATGCAGGTTCAAGGCCCACAAGGTTTTGCTGATATCCACACTGCCTCGCGTGTGGATGAGGTCGTGCTGCTGTTGAAGGAAGCCACCTCGGTGGACTTCCAGATCGGTAGCGCGCAGTCGGAGGAGAAAGACTTCCACTGGAGTGGGTGGATGGAACTCGACCCTTCATCCCCCACTTACCTGATCGAGGCCATGCCTGATGGGGTTTATTGGAAGCTGCGCTTCCGTTCGACCGCGGACCAGTGGAAGTTTGACCTCCAAGGCTTCCTGCTCTTCGGCGTTGTAGAGGGTAGCAAGAGGGGGCAGCAGTGAGCCTTCCGGCACCCGATGACTACAAGGACTGGAAAGAGTATGCGCGCGCTCTTGTTGCGGTGCTCGCAGAGAGCACGACGGACCCGGAGGTCTTTAGCTACGCCTCGCGCATACCCGAACCTCCACCTGTGGTCATCCCCCCGCCTACTCCGGCCTATCCCCCAGACGGTTGGTTTCCTGTTTGGTATACGCAGGACCAGGCGGAGTTATACCTCGGGAACGCGGCGTTCTCCCCACCGACTGCAGGCGCGCTGTTTCACATTGATACTGGTCAGATCGCGGACGCCGCTGTTACCACCGCCCAGCTAGGTAACAAGGCGGTCAACACCGGGAAGCTGGCGGATTTGGCCGTGACGGCTGCGCAGCTGTCAGACAGCTCGGTCACGGAAACGAAGATTGCCAACCTGGCAGTGGGGTCAGCTGCGATACAGGCCTTGGCGGTGGGCACAGCCCATATTGCCAATGCCGCAATCATCAGCGCGAAGATTGCAGACCTGCAGGTAGTTACGGCGAAGATCGCTGACCTCGCGGTCAATGACGCCAAGATCGCGAACCTGGCCGTTACCAGCGCCAAGATAGCTAACCTTGCTGTGGGTGTGGCCCACATACAGGATGCGGCGATCGTCCGAGCTAAGATTGCCTTCGCCGCCATTGGCGCGGCGCAGATCGAAGATGCTCAAGTCACCAACGCCAAGATAGGAGCCACGATCCAGTCCTACAACTGGAACCCAGCAAACAAGGCTGGGTGGCTGATCGACAAGAACGGGATTATCTATGGCCAGGGCATCAACATTTATGACGCTGGAGGAAATCTGGTCTTTGGAGCAGGCAGCGGGACGATCGACTGGGCTCGCGTTGTCGGTGTTGGTCGTCCGCAGGATTACTCAACAGTTGGTGCTCAGAGCGGGGTTAATATCCGCGACAGCCTTGGGAACATCCAAGGCGACATAAACCTGCTGAACTCAGCCATTGTCATCAACACCCTGGGCCAGCTGGCGAACATCGGCACGGCTGGGGTCACGGTTGACAACAACAGGATGGGGATTTACGGGACCACGGGCCAGCTGGTCCTGACGAACAACAACGTGCCGACTGATGCCGTGAACTTGGCTGAGGCTGGATTGGCAGCGTTTGCGTATCTGAATATGCTGAACGCGGCCAACGCCACCACGTATATCCAAAACGGAGCCATTGGCACGGCGCAGATTGGGCTGGCCTCGATCACCACCGCGCTGATCGGGGACGCCCAAGTCATCCAGGCGAAGATCGGCTTGCTGGCGGTGGGCACGGCCAACATTCAGGATCTGGCGGTCACTCAGGCTAAGATTGGGTATTTGGCTGTGGGCGTGGCGCAGATCCAGGATGCCAGTATCAGCACCGCCAAGATCCAAGACGCTGCAATCGCCAATGCCAAGATCGGGGATTTGCAGGTCACCACGCTGAAGATCGGGGACATTGCTGTCACCACGGAGAAGGTGAATTACTCCGCGGTGGAAGAAGTGCTGACGTTTTACTCAGCGTATATGGGGATACCATCCAGCAGCCCCGGCGTGTGGTATTACCTCAATTACGGTGGGGTCTACTGTATGCTGACAGCAGTTGCCACCACTCCCAACCAGCAAGTGCTGGTGGACTGGACGGCCTCGTTGACACGGGGCGGCAGCAGCGACGACGTTGTGCACTTCAGGGTTTATCGCTCGGATGGGGTAGTCCTCGCCCAGCAATATATGAACATCAGGATCTCGCAGGGCAACGAGCCCTATTCCATGACCTTCTGCGATCCGAACCCTGTAGTCGGGGCGTCCCGCGCATACTACCTCCAATACTGTGCGACGCAATCCGACCCCTCCGCCAACACCCCGCAGTTTGGTGATGTCTCCCTCCGCTTGCAATTGGTGAAACGCTGATGGTCGATGTTCGTCACTTCGGGATCTTCAACATCGCCAGCGGCGAACTCATCGCTGTCGCCTCGGGCACATTCGACAACGTGCTGTCGCACTACGAAAACGCTGAAGTCACCATCGTCGAGGGCGAGTTTGACCCGACCTGGAGGCTGATCGGAGGGAATGCTGTGCAGCAGACCGGGCCCTCGTTGACTTGGTATAAGCAGCACCTGCGCAACGCCATTCGCCAAGCGCGGCTAGCCGCTCGCTCGGGCACCTTTGACAGCAGCTTTGGCGAAACCATCCTTGACCTGCCGCTTATGGGGATCGCGCCGCGGCTCGGCCCTGTCCAATGGAGGTTTACGAACGGTCCCGCGGCCCTGAACCAAAACCAGTGGCGGCAGTTCCTGGACGAAGTGTGGGAGTTTCTAACCGATACAGATGATGAGGAAACGGTGCGGCTGGATCTGGTCGAGGCCGCCGTGAACCAAGCCCAGCTGCAGACGCTGATCGACCTGCTCTTGCCGGAGAACTAACATGATGCTGTATGTCCACCCTACTCACATCACGCCTGAACACGTCCATATGCTGATGGAGGTGAACAAGCTTGCGTCGGACTTCGAGCGGCCCAATTTGCTGGCCCTCGCGAAGCAAATCAACGCTGGCAGCGCGGTGATGTTCGAGATCCCTCACGGGATCGTGGTGGTAGAGATCCTGGAGTCGAACGGCGAGCGCCGACTGAACATGATGTCGTTCTACTGCAGCAAGTTCGGGGCTCATGGACGCGGTATCACCGAGGACTTACAAAGGCTTGCGCGTGACTGGAACTGTGCTAGAGTAACCACAGTCATCTGGGACAAGCGCCTCGCCAAGCAGCTTGAGAAGCTGGGATGCAAGACGGAATACACCAGCCTGATACTTGAAAGCGGCTTAGCGGTCGCTCAGGAGACACCCGATGAGCACCAAGACGAAGTCCACGCAGAAGACGAACATGACGAACACCTCAGCGCCTCCGAGCTGGACGCAGCCGGGACTGGTGGATTTATCGAACAGGGTGATGGGGGCGGTCGGCCAACTGCCGACGTCAACCTATCAGGGTGACTTTGTCGCCCAACCTGGGCAGGAAGGCGTCCAGAACGCAATGGGCGCGTATAACAACGCGGCTGGAACGGCGGGCGAGCTCTCGGGCTGGGGTCGTCAGCAGCTGGACCGGACGATGGGTGCGCCGCAGTTTGACATTGCTCAGGTTCCCCAGTCCATCAACTACAACATGGGGGACAGGCAGGCCAACCTCGATCAGGTGATTAACGCGGCCAATGCTCCGGTGATGCGGCAGCTGCGGGAGCAGATCCTGCCGCAGATCCGCAGCAGTGCGCTGCAATCAGGTGCCTACTCCAACGATCGCGCGATGGGTGTGGTGCCTGAACAGGCCATCGGCGCTGCGGTGCGGGACATGGCTGCGAACGCGCAGGGCATCGGGTATGAGGACTACAACAACTGGGAGACTCGGCGAGCGGATATGTTCAAGAGCGATCAGCAGCGCGCGCTGGACGCGTATGGCCTAGACACCGAGCGGGGGCTGGGTGTTGGCGACCTGGGCGTGGCGCAAGCCGGGCAGATCCCTGGCATGATGGACGCGATCATCGGGGCTGGCAGTGCGTCAGGGGATCTGTATGGCCGAGCCGCCGATGTGGACACCACGGCCCGTCAGGCCGCGATCGACAACGCCCTGCAGCGGGAAGCATATGGCTTCGCTCGGCCGTTTATGGGGCTCGACACGGCCTCGGCGCTGATGACGCAGCTGGGTGGGAACTACGGCACCCAGACGCAGCAAGGCACCGTCGAGCAGACGCAGAAAACCGGCGGGCTGGGGAACATTGCCCAAGGCGTGCTGGGTGCGGGCATGATGGGGCTGGGTTTGGCGACCGGAGGTGGCCCGCTGGCGGGCCTTTTCGGCGGCGCAGCCAAGGCTGCCGGAGGCTTGGGTGGCGCTGCCAAGCTGTTCCAGATGCCTTTGAACGCCTCAGGCGGCTTCGGCCCGAACCAATAAGGAGGCTTAAATGGCGAATATCCCCCTCATCGGGCCACAGGCGCAGATTGACCCCCTTACGGGGCTGCCGATCGACCCGCGGGCCCGGATGCTGCTGGCTCAGCAGGTTTTTAACCAGCCGGGTGTGCAGGAAGCGGCCGCTAATCAGGTCCCTTCACGGCAGCGGCTGCTTCAACAGCAGACTGCTGGGCGGGAAGCCGTGGCTGCGGGGCCGCCGCTGATCGGTAGTGGGCCAGGACCTGGGTCGATCAGGGATTATCGCCGGGCTCAGGATGAATATCGGGTAGACGCGGCGAATAAGAACGTTACGGGCGCTGAACGGGGGATAAATGAGGTCTTTGCTGCGCCGGGACGGTTCATTCGGGACAGTATTCAAGGCGTTGGAGACTATTTCGGCACGACTGAGGCCGAAATGGAAGCCCGTGGGAAGCCGGCTGCGGCGCAAGGGGACTATAGCCCTGCGGGGTTCTTTGCACCGCCGGCAGCTGCGGCAACAGTCAGCCCTGGTGGGGGTGGTAGCGGGCGCAGCAGCCCTTGGTATGATCCTCGTCAGAGCAGCAGCACGGATACCAGCAGCCCGTATAACACTGTGGTTGGATTTGGAAGGTTTGGGCAGCCGCCTAAGCCTCTGACGCAGATGACCATGGGCGAGGTGGTAGCGTTCGGCCGGAATGTGCTCATTCCCAACAGCAGGGCTGCTGGTGTGGGCCGAGATAGCAGGGGGACGATTGGTTCGTCCGCCTCGGGCGCGTATCAGATCACGCAGGAGACAATGCGGAACATCGCGCCGGGGCTGTTCGGGGATAAGTGGCGCTCGATGCCATACTCGGAGCAAAATCAGGACGCGATGGGGCGGCTGCTGTTCGAGCAGAATAAGAGCGGGAACCTGAAGCAGATCTGGCAGGGGCTGCCGGACTCCACTCCAGGCGCGTATGCGAATATGACCTGGGATCAGATGAAGCCGATTATCCACCAGTATGAGAGTGGTGGACAGGGTGGAGGCGGCGGACCGGGTGCAGGTGTGGGGGTCGATCCCTATGCTGGCAGCCCCGCTTCGGCCTTCGATAATTCGATCCTGGCTGATTATGATGCGGCCAGAGCAGCGGGGAAGATCCCCACCTCCACCGAGGTGACCAACCCGTTCATGGAGCCTCCGAAGCCGGGCGATGTGCCGGGGAGGGACTTCACCGCCAGCGATGCGGCGCTGGAACGGCTGCGGCCGGCGGAAGTCCTCGAGCAGGACAAGACGAAGATGATCCGACAGGGGATCTTCCAAGGCATGGCTCAGGCGCTGATGAGCACACCGGATGGCGCAGGGCTTGGCAAGGTGCTGGCCATGTTCGGCGCTGGGACGCTGGCCGGGAACGTGCAGGGGAACAAGGACGTCGAGGAGAAGATGGAGAAGTATGACCGGCTGATGGCCGAGTTCAACACTGCCGTCTTCAACAACGAGCGGGATAAGTCGGGGGCTGTGTGGCAGCAAGCCGTTGCTCAGTCCAATCAAGACAACCAGTATGCCAAGGATCGGTTCACTGAGTTCACGAAGCACAATAACATGACTGTGACCCCGGACGGCCAGGTCATCATCACCACGGCGCAGCCCAACGGCAAGATCAAGATTGAGACGAGGGCGCTGGATGCGTTGTGGGATCAGGCCACTGCAATGGGTCGCATCCCCATTATGCAGGGGATCGCGCAGCATATGGTGGGGGGTCAGGCTGTGGAAGCCGGAGTCCGCAACCACATTGCGACGCGGGCGGCGGAAATTGAGCAGAGCCAAACGGGAAGCGGGATCTCCCAAATGATCCCAGGGATGATGATCATTCAGCAGGCGGTGGCGTCCAAGTGGGCTGAGGAGTATCTTGGCGAGCAGGGGATGAAGGATCTGAACGAGGAGTGGATGCACAAGAACCCTGGCATCGACATCGGCTCCGAAGCCGGTCAGCAGTCTCGGGATAAGTTCCTGGAAAACAAGCTGCTGACCATGATTATGAACCCGCAGTTTAAGGGTCTGTGGGAGGCCATGCAGCAAGCCGCGCCGCTTAATGCGGCGAGCGAACAGACTCGTGGGATCAGGCAGGGCGACCGGCGGACGAACACCCGCTCGGGCGCGACTACCTTCACGCAGGAAGGGGCTGAGTTCTAATGGGTCAGTTTGATGACTACATGGCTCGTCGGATGGAAGCCGAAGAGGCGCAGAGGGAGCATGGACCTACAAAAGACTATGGGTATGTAGGCGGGTTTATCGAAAGCACGCTGTCATCCATCCCCGAGTTCTTCTGGCAGGATCCCAGCCCTGAAGCGCAGCAGTTCCGGCAGGATAACCCGATTAGCGGGTTTATCAGCCAGGCGCTCCCCTACATGGCTCCGTATGCCGGCGCCCTGGGTGTGGTCAACCGCTCGGCAAAGCTGGGCGGGTTGATCGAGGGTGGGATTGGTAGGCTGGGCATTACAGCGGCCGAGCAGCCCATCAGGTATAATGCCCTGCGAGGCATGGCGGTGGATGCGCTGGTGGATGTGCCTCGAGCGGCGATTGGTTATGCCACGGCTCCGGAAGGGAACCGGGACGACATTCTGGGGGACACGATCCTTAATCAGGCGTTTAGTGGGGCATTGGGCGCAGGGTTCGGATATCTGACTCGCTCTGGGGGCAAGCCTAATCGAGCGGGGGTTGGTGTGCTGGCTGAGTCGCACCCCGACTGGAACGCGATGCGGACGTTTAGGGAGGGGATGACTTTAGGGGCTGAGAACGCGAATATTGTCGGTGGAGAGTTTCAGGCCACAATGGATGACCTGATGCGGCAGAACCTCAAGCCGAGCAGGAACGAGCTGCCGCCGGAGTTAAGGCCGGGAGCGGATTGGACAGAGGACACTTCCAAAGTCTGGAACGACTTTGCTCGGACCGGGTCGGAAGAGCCGGGCAAGCTGGGGGGCAGGAATACTCGCTGGCTGACGGAGAGTGAGGACACGAATCTTTCGACGCTCAATGTGGGGGAACAGGCGGAGCTGGTGTCGCGCTCGGGGTTCGAGAGTATTCAGGATCTAAATGCTCATGTCATGAACCCGACAGAGGTCAGGTTTCATAACGCCGATGCCGCCAAGACTGCTACGGAGCGGTTACGGACCACGCCTGGAATGACCTACATGGGGGAGGGCGTGTGGGCCTCGGTAGAAGATGGCGGGCTGGTCAGGTTCATGAAGCGTGTGGATGGGGCCAAGACCAAGGCTGGAAAGCCGGTTGCGCGGAGCGAGGGCCAGATCCGCAACGGCGACGTTTTCTTGCAGGGGCGCACTGATAGGCTGGACCGGATTATGCCCGGCATGGCGGCTGAAAGTCAGCCCGTGGTTGACGCCTGGGCCACGATGAATGACGCCATGAGGAATACCAACCTAGGCGTGTATAACCAGTATGAGAACGCGACGTATGGGACCATGCTGAAGGGCTATGGTCCAGGCGATTTCAAGCGGTCCGCGCTCATGGGCAAGGGCAAGAAGGAGAACATGATTGCTGAGATGGCGACACGGTTCTCAGCAGCGGCCGAAGGAATGACAGGGGGTTATAGTCACAACGCTCGGCAAGCGGCGGAACGGCTGTTCGATGTGATGGCGGTGGGAGCAGCTAAGAACACCAAAAATGTCTTTCGCCGGATACCGTTCGAGGCTATGGTGCAACGCAAGGCGATTGCGACGCATGGTGCTCGGGTCCTGATCCAAGGCGAGCAGACCCTGACCAAGGGACCGGGGAAGATGTTGCTGGGCACGGCCAAGCGCGGGAACGGGCTGAACGGAATGAAGTCGGCTCGGCAGCTGCAAGAGGGCCTGACGGATGATGAGCTGCTGGGGCTGGAACTGCTGGAAATGTCCCGAGCCAGTGTGGATAATATTGAAGATGCTGTGCCGGCGGAATTGATTACTGAGAGGATGAAGCGCGCCTATCAGGGTTTGATTGATATCGACCTGGCGTGGCAGAAGCCATACTTCCTCGATCCGTTGATTGGCACGCCTGAGGGCGGGGTCAAGATGGCCGATAATTATACTGGAGCCGGGCAGACCCGCGGCCAGTATTATGTTGATCTGATGGGGCCTGATAATCGGGTTGTCTATCAGGTCACGGATGACAGCAGGAACCTGGCGCAGGAGCGAGCCAAGTCGTTTGTGGAAACGGCCAATGCGGAGGGTGCTGAATGGAAGATGGGGGAGACGAAGTCGTTTTTGCAGACCGGGCAGGATGAGGTCAACAAGGCCGGGCAAGCGATCACGGAACGGCTCACCTCCGCGCGAACCGAGCAGGTCAATTCGATTATTAATAAGGCTGTGAAGCGCTGGGCCTATGAACGCTATGGCAGCACTATGCCGACCCTCAAGCCGCGTGCGCCGGGGGATCTGACTGCAGGGTCGAAGCCCCGGCTGAGCGATCCGACACGCAAGCCGCCGACGTTGGAAGAACGGCTGGCGCGCACGGAGAAGCACTATAGAGATCTGGGAATGTTTGCTGCCTATATTGACGGCAGTCGGCGGTATACTCCGATCATGAACAAGCTGAACAAGTTTGATCCTGTGGCGGGGGAGGATTTGCTTCACCAGTTCAATAACATTTTCGGGGTGAAGGGGCCCACCGCAAGGTATCTGGACAGTAAGCTGAGGGGAGTGTTTGGCGATGCGCTGGGCGGGAATGCTGCCAGCCAGATCGCGGGGACCGTCGGCAGCACGCTGTATCGGATGCAGCTGGGGATCTTGAATACGACCGCGGCGGTGATGAACCTGATGGGGACGGTGCAGCTGCTCATCCCGCATCTGGCGTATATGAGGGATGCGCCGCTCGCAGCCAAGGCGGCGATGGTCGATATGGTGCCTGAGATATTCGAGGGCAAGGTTCAGGGGGATATTGCACATATGTCCCTGGGTAAGATCATGGGCCGGGCGATTGTTAATCTGGGGGATAGTGCGCCACAAGACCTGAAGCAGATCCACGCGCGGCTGGACGATATGGATTTGCTCGGAAGTGGGAGTCATGGTGAGTTCATCGGGGGAAATAGTGAGGTGGCCTCGACGATCCGGGGAGCCTATAGAGAGGCGGGGGGAGGCATTGCTGGTTATATCAAGGGCGCCGATCAGATCATGACGTTCCTTGCTCGCAACTCGGAGAACCTTCCGCGAGTGCTCACCGTTAACGCCAGCTATGATATCGGGAAGAACATCCTGGGGCTGGAAGGGGAGTTGCTCGAGCACTTTATTATCAAGTCCCTTCGCAGGGCCATGTATGGGCACGCTACGCAGGACCGGGCAAAGATGTTCACTGGGCCGATTGGGTCCACGTTCGGGCTGTTCAAGAACTTCGCCTTTCATTACATCAATGACTTCATGACCTATGCGAAGCTGGCCAAGAATGAGGGGGTGTATAAGCCGCTGCTGTGGCAGGTCGGAAGCACGATGGCGGTCGGAGGGATTGGTGCGACGCCGCTGCGGTATCTGGCCGACGGGCTGGCGAATTGGGATGAGGAATATCCCGATGGGGCTACGTGGCTGAGTGAGAACATGGGCAAGACAGGGGATGCAATGTATTATGGGCTGCCGGCGTTCTTGGGGGTTACACTGCAATCGTCGGCCGCAATGCCAGGGACGGATATTGTGCAAGACTCGAGTAACATGGCCAATGCTGTGGCGATCACCAAGGCAATGGAGATTGGAAAGGCGTTGGGAGCGGCGGGAGCGTATGCAGTTGGATCGGGGGAAAATCCCCTGCGGAATGAGAATGTGAGAGATCAGCTGTTCGCGGCGACCATGCCCCGAGCGTTTAATCGGATTGCCAGCGTGGTGGAAGGGGATTACGTCAAGAGCATGAGGACGGGCTACCCGTCGGTGAGGGATGTTAGTGTGAGTCAGAGGATGTTACAAGCATCCGGGCTGAACGATCTGGATGTTGCGAAGCGGGCGTATGTCGGGAGGCAGCTGTGGAAGCAGAAGGCCGAGACGCAAAGGGTGATCGCGGCGCTGGGTATGCGGCATCAACAAGCCAGGGATAATGGCGATGTTGACGAGATGACTGATGTGATGTTCGAGGCGCTGGAAGCCGGCGTGGACATCAGCAGCGTGTATAGCAGCAGCCGGACAAGGTTCCGGAGGGAGACACGGGAAGACGCGCTGAGCCTGTATGGCCCGGAAGCGGTAATGGAGTATGGGATCGAGCCCTAGCTGGAGAGGGGCAATGTGTTACATTGGACACCGTGGAATGTAACACATTGCGACGTATCACAACCTCAAGCCGTTGCAACCTTCCTGCCGATGCTGAATTTGCGGCAGCCATAGGCGTCGATCGCGCCTTGGACCTCGATGGCTTCGGAGGAGATCAGGTTGTCGATGATCGACTTGACCTGGGTGGATGGGAAGCGCGCCATGAGCATGGTGATCAGGACGGCCTCGTCCGTGTAGCGGCCAGCAGCAGTGTCTACCTTGACGATCTCCACGGCGTCGTTCAGGGCGGTTGATGTCCCCGACTGCGACATCTCCGAGAAGATGTGCCTCATGTTATCTTCGGTCTCAAGCTGGAATTGCAGGGCCCGGATCGTGTCTTGCTGAGTTACGATGAGGCTATTGCTGCGGCTGATGGACATAATCATCGACAGCTTTAAGAAGTGGATGCCCCTACGGGCGTTGTAGCCTTGCGCCAGCCGGGCGGCGGTCGGCTTCGGCTCGCCGTTCCCTTCCACCCACCAGCGCCGGTAGAACGCTTGCGCGCCCTCGTCCCATTCCATCCAGCCCCCCAAGGAGTGTATGATCTTGAGGTCGTGGATCAGGTCGGCCAGGAGCTTGTGGTCTGGCATAGGGTAGTGGAATATGTTGCGGTTGGGAGGGGCGACGTCGAAGATCATCATGAGCCGGGACATAAAACCCATACCCCAGGCAAGGTCAGGTAATGTCTGAGCCAACAGCGCCGGCTGGGCCCCCGTGAGTATCGAGCAATACGGATACTCCAAACGGATTTCGCCTGACCCTCTGGTCCGAGCCTTGTAGATCTTGGGCATATCATAGAGGCTGTTGTAGAGGGTAAGGTGAGAGAGGTCCTGGTCAGGGAGGATACCGTGCATTTCGTCACTGAGACCAATGCACTCGTTTGCCATGACGGTTGTGCCATTGGGCAGGTTCCTTTTCATCATGTTGTCCTGCATATAGTCTTCGAGCGCCGCACGGGTGATGGAGGGCGGGATGATGGAGCAGGGCACGGAAGGGATGAAGACGCTGCGGATCGCGGACACCGCCTGGGACTTGCCAGTGCCCGGCCCGGCTACCATACCTAAGTAGAGGTTCAAGTAGGTTGTGTTGCCACCGGCCTGCATCGCGACATTGCGCAGACACGCGGTTCCCAGCATCCACATCGCCCCGATCTTGATGAAGTTGGGAGTGCTCTGATAGACCTTGCCATACTCCTCGAACGCCTGAATGAAATCAGGTAGGCGCCGCGGCATTAGCTCCACAACATCGGACATTTGCGTGCTCACCAGTGAAGTGCTTGACCAGGTGTATACTTTCGTAGGTGACCTCGGAGGCTTTCGTCCTTACTCCATACCCGGCCGACCGTCATATCAGAAGGGATCTTCATTACCCCCCTGTTACCAAAGTCGACTGGAAAGAGGAGACGCTGCTGGATGATCGGCGCGACGTCAGCCAGCTCGTTGATAGGCACGAGGAAAACCCCAGCGTCATGGACCTGTGCACGTAGATCTGCCCTGAGCGGGCAAAGCTTATTCTTCCTGCCGATGAAGGATTTGCCGAGGCCATACTCTTTGACGAAGAATTGCTGGACTTGGATAAGACCCTCATTGCAAACGTCGGCGACCAGCGATTGAGGATCGAAGGCAATGGCGGCGCGGTGGGTCGCAGGGTCCTCCGATCTATCCCAAAAACGGCGTTCTCGATGGAGGCGCGTAGTAATGACACCAGTTTGCATGATCTGGGCGATAACAGATAACTGCCACTCCGCGATCTCTGGGAACTGAGCAAAATACGCCGCCTGAAATTGCGCAATGATCTCAGTCGGTAGGTTGAGGACCTTGGCAATAGTCGGCGGCTGTCCGTAATAGTTTGTCGCATGGCCTCCGCGCTTGGCCATATCCCTGTAAGAGAAGTGGCGGTAGTAAGGGCTCTCAGCAATTGCTCGGTTGAGTTTTCCATCGTCTGTCCAGTCTAGTGAAGGCCAAGTAAGACGAGAGACGCTAGTGTGAAGATCGCTCCCCATACAAGCGTCAATGTAAGCAGGAGAGCCGCTAATGAACCCCACCGCAATACTCTCAGCTGTCTTAAGATCCAGGTTAAGGATCGCATATCCCTTTGGAGCTGCAATGACTCCACGCGCCCGATCGGTGAGGTTCTGCGCATTAGTTCCTCGCCCAAACGGATTTTGCTGCGAAGATAGCCGTCCAGTATCAGTTCCACTGGGGCTGAAATTACAACGGAGAAGAGGAGAACCGGGTTCCAGCCCACGCTTGAAAACGGAGCGTAGTTTAGTAACCTCGCGGTAAGCAAGGATAGCGTTAACGAAAGGCACAGTAATAGGGTAGTTGGTTCTGATCTTTTCCAACGCTTTGATGTCAGCGACGACCCTTTTGGTTTTTGTCTTGCGGTCATACTGGTGGATCGCAGGGATGCCCAGGTGGGAATAGAAAAGTTCTGGGACGTCTTTGGTGCTGTTGGGATTGCAAGGTCGGAAGCCAATAGCTGCGCAGAAACGATGCAGAATTGATAGGGCCCGACGCTGATCCTTCTCAAGTGCCCAATCGAGTTCCGCAAGTGCGAACTCGTCAATTGGGAAACCTTTAGTGGACATTTCAAGACACAGGGCCATGACGCGCATCTCGCGGTTATAGGTGATGGCTGTGTGTTCATTGAGCCGGGCTTTCATGACGGGGAGCAGCTGGGCGGTGACCGCGCTGTCCAAGCAATTGTAAAGCTGGTAGGTGGTGAACGGAGGGAGGTTCGCGGGAATGAAACCCTCTATGATGATCTTCATTCGTCCACCTTAGCGTCCTTGGCGCTCTTCCGCATAAACTTCCATGCAGGCTCGTTCAAATATAAGGAGGCAAGGGTTCCGAGATCCTTGAGCAGCTCAGGTTGTAGAGAGTGTTGTAGTATGCTCGTGTCATCACCGTAGTTGCGAAGCCTGATGGGAATTGGAGCCGCCAGCAGATACTGCGTGTCATATAGCCCATTCTGGAGAACTTTCGGATTGGGTAGCTGAGCGAACTTGTCAATCCAGCGCCATGCCATAACCTCATCTGCAACAGACCAATAGTTTGGATCAGCGGTAGCATATCGGTCCCAGATGGGAATGCAGATCCCCAGGTTAGGTGTCGAGAACGAACAAGTGGTAATTTGAGCGATAGAGGGGGCAGTTTCCAGGTCAACGCCAACGGCCACACTCGGCGTGGACAGGAGACAGTGATAGACGTAGGAGATCTCGTTGAACGAAGGGTTGACATAGAAGACTCGCTTGGCGGGCGGAGGGAGAGATCCGGTGAGGTAGTCGCGGACCTTGGTCAGGTCGGCCCAAGCGATCGGGTAGTTGGGCCATTGGTAGAGGATGCTGGCGGGGTGGAACGTGCAGATGGCGTCGCCGCCGAACGGGCTCGGGAAGAACGTCCCACGGAATGAGGTGATGGCGGACTCCCCGGTGAGGAACCACAGCGCCGTGGCTCCCAATCCCACTATGAGATCAGGATTAAGAGCCTCGAGACGGGATCGGCAAAGCGCCACTTGGTCACGATATTGCGGTAGGAGGTAACGCTTCTGTAGCGGGGCTCCGAGGTTTCGCCAGTCCAACCCCATTCTCTTGGCCTCGGTCTTGTTGACGGTCCAAGCGCGGAGGTCATTGTCAGGCGGACGGTCCGTGAAGACATTGAGTATATACCAATGGTCAGCATCGAGGTTGGCGTCCGGCATGAGCTTGTTGCGAAGTAGTCGGCCGCTGGAGCCGACGAATGGAGCGTTTGCGACTTCTTCTTCAGCGCCTGGCGCTTCACCCAGCAGAACTAGGGTCTTGGGGCTGGAGATTAAGGGAGGGCTGAACATCTTGTCCCACATTGGTGACCTCGGGGTGAAAGCGCTGGAGAAGGAACCGAGCTACCTCGGCGTTTGCGGGATCGAGTTCAATGCCAAGGATACGCGCCGCGCCGAGGTTTCCCGCGGCAGCAAGCGCTGTGCCAGAGCCGCACGTAGGATCGAGAACTGCCGTGTGCTCATCCACGATGAGACGCAGGAAGTGCGATAGCATCGCGAGGGGCTTTTGGTTGAGGTGGAGCTTTTCAGCATCCAGAGCGCACTCAGTATAGTCCCGATCGAGTTTGGAGATTTTGCGATCGCCTCGAGAGAACAGGAGTGCAGTCTCGTAACAGTGACGAGGCCTACGTTTGACATCGGACGCGATACCTGAATAGCCCTTGCCCCAGATGAGGGGGTAGGGTTGGACTGCCACCCATCCGGCGGCGGAGAAGCGTTCGATAAGCCAGGTGTAGTAAGGCATATCGAACCAGATCATGCAGTGTGCGGCCTGGAACGTGAACGAGTCCTGGAGGTTGAGGAAGCCATCGACGAGGCTGAAGAAGATGTCAGGATCATCGGCGTAGATGGGGGAGGTGTGGACGGCCGTTTTGCGGGTCCGCGCTCCGGAGTAGTTCTTGCCGTATGGAGGGTCGAAATGGATGACATCGAACTTGGGGCCTGTGTAGGACTCGGCCCAGTTGAGAAAGTCGTCACAGAGGATGATGTCGTTTACTACATCCTGCTTGCGTTGGACTTCTAGCGCGGCTGCGGCGATCTTCCCAGCCTGGATGTCGCTTAGGCTGCGATCGACGTCCTCGAGAGTTTCCTCCATGGCTGTCCCCAAGTTGATCGCGGACAGGAAAGCTGCGGTTCTCTCCTCTTTAGTCGCGTTAGCAGACACGAGTGGTGGGAGGATAAGAGAAGCTCCCACAGCAACGTCCAGCCCACGTGAATGTGCTGCAATTCGAGCACGTTGGGCTTTTGCCGTGATGTAGTTAAAGGCTCCGTTGAAAGTCGGGCAGGTATTGACATTTTCGTCCTTCATTTCTTCGTAGACGGCGAGGACCTTCCCGATCCAGCTATCCGACCGGCCAAGATCCGTGGCCGTGCCCATGTTGGTCCAGCCGGGGAACGCTAGCAGCCTCATGCCGTGATATTTGCCGACAGCGTGGACTTCTTCTTGCCAAGTCAGCTGCTTGCGGACAAGGTTTTCAGCCAACTCGATGAGAAAGGCTTTGATGGGGTTGAGGTGCTCGAAGATCGTGGCCCGGATGGTCAGGAGTTCAAGCTGCATATGCGCGCGAAGGCGGCGCTCACCTGCGACTAGGGTGCCGTCCTCGCGGACCACGATCGGCTGGATCAGCCCGTGCATCTGGATCGAGGATATAAGGGCGTCGTCAGGGGCCGCCTGTTGGCGCTGGCGCTCGGCCGGGATGATGATGAGGTCGACGGGGAAGTGGACGACTGTCTCGTCGGCCAAGACGTTATCAGGTAGCATGAATAGACCCTTCCGGAAAGGTGGGGAGAGGATAGGGGGGTCCTTCCTCTCCCCAAGTCTACCAGCGGTTGGTTTTAGGGCGCCGCTGGTTTATTGGACTGAGCCTGGAGGATCAGTCCAACGGGGCCGGGTTGTCGAAGCGCATGAACGGAGGCTTCGTGGCGTCCTCGTTCGGCTCATGCTTGAGTTCGATCGAGAACGGGGTGCCGGACGTTGCCAGGGCTTCCGCCAGTTCCAGCAGGGACAGGTCATCACTGTGACCCATCGCCTTGCCGAAGTCGGTGAAGCGGTAGCGAGCGTCGGGGCTCATCCAGAAGTCGTAGTGGTATTCCTTGTCGCCAAGGCTGGCGTCTGCCGGCATATCGGCGAGGTCGACGTCTTCGAGCGGCGCGATCAGCTTCATCGGGAAGCGCATCGCTGCGTTTCCGGATTTGGCGTTGTGCTGCTTCATCATGCCGGTGAAGAGCGCCTGGTAGTGCCCGATCGGGTAGGTGGCGGGGGGCTTGACCTCCCCGACCTTGACGTTGGCGAGGTCTGCGAAATTACCCTGTCCAGCCATGCTGGTTACTCCTGTGTGTGGCGAGAGAAGGGTCCGGTGGGATCCCTGTAGTTGCCACGATGCCGGTGAGGGACCGGCGGCCCAAATGCTCGCTTACGCGAGCAGATCTCGGAATATGTCGGCCCAGCCGGTTTCGATCGGATAGGTGGGTTTGATGGGGCGGCTGGTCTTGAGCGCCAGCACCCCGTCCTTGTCGGTGTGGAAGGATCTCGTCTTGCCGAGGATGGAGAGGCTGATCATGTTGTCGAAAGGCTTGGCGACCTTGGGGCCCAGCTTGTTGCCGAGCGACTCGGGGAACATCGTGATGCTGCCCTCGGCCATCGGGGAGAGGTGCGTGTTGCAGATCACATGGCAGTTGATCGCGTCCGAGGTGATGTAGTCCAGAAGGGACTCGATGTTTCCCATCGCTGTGCCGTAGTGTTGGATCTCGGGGGGCTTCATGATGTGCCCGTTGGCGAACAGGACCATGTTGAGGCTGGCCTTGCCCGCACCGGCGAGGGTGTCGATGACGAGAATGTCCTGTGGAGTCCAATCCCAGATGGGAGGGATGTGTGCGCCGGCCTCGCCCCAATGCTTTGCGCCGCCTTCGTCGAGCGCGTTCATGGCTCGCTGGAAGGCGTCAGCCTTCGCGATGCCCATACGGGCTCCCATTAGCTTTAGCCGGTCGCGGAGGGTGATGTAGTGGACGTTGGAGAGGTTGGCGGGTTTCTTGACGAAGCCTCGGAGGACGCCGAGCCCGTTGTCGAAGTCGAGGACGCGGAGGTTGTAGCCCTGATCGACTAACGGTGCCAAGGCACCGCTCTTGCCGCCACCGCTGTGCCCGACGCACAGGGCCTTGACGACAGTTGCTGACTCGTGTTGAGTTAGGTCATTCATTGGGAACCTCCGGCAAGAGTTGAATTATACCAAAACGGCTTCAGGATGTCAAGCATCTGTCCCGTCTTTGTTGACAGTGTTGTCGTCCGCGTAGGTGGCTCGACGGGCCTCGGGGATCCTCCAGGTCCCATCGTTAACCTTTCGCCATTCCTCCATTTGGTCCGCAGACTCTTCCGCGGCCGAGCACATCCGCAGGTCGTCCTCATCGCGGGCACCGAGGATGACCTCGCGGCGCCGGACATCAGCCCATAGGCGGAGCAGGGCTGGGGCCTGCGGGTCACGACCGAGCAGGGTGAAGATCGGCTCGTCATCGAGGGCCCGAGCGTAGCAATCGAAGGTGTCAGGGTTGGTTTTAGTTCCCATCGGTGATGTCCTTGTTGAGCTGAATGGCGCGGGTGACTCCAGGCTCTTTCATCCGTTCAGGATGATCGCGCTTGAAGGCCCGAAACTCGGCGACGCGATCCTGCACAGCCTGATCGTGGTGGTCATCTAGCACAAGGCTGTGATAGTATTGAAGCACCAGCAGGGCGTAGTGATCACGAGCGCGGAAGATGATAACGGGCTCGTCGTCGGGGATAATCTCACCGCTGACGCGGTTGACGAAGTGTCCATCCTCGAATTTGAACTTACGGTCTTCAGCCATCATCTGTTCTCCAGCGGGTTCCACCCCGGCTTGGCTGTGTAGTGCATGGCGAGGTGGCGATCGCGGAACTCGGGCGGCTGCCGGCAGATGCCTTTGAACTCGCAGAAGTAGCAGCTGGCTGTGTTCATCGGGTAGTAGCCCCGCAGGGCGTAGTTAACCGCGTGCTCGGTCGCCATGCTGACCAGCTGGAAGTATTCCTCGATCTGGCCGGGAGTGCGCTTGGTTTCCACACGCTGGAAGCGGGCCGACCCCACCAGCAGCCCAATGCCATCAATCCAGGTGCTCTTGATCGGCTTAGGGAAGATGATCTGGCCGGCAGCTGTGTAGCCCGTCATCTGGTGGGATAGATCGAACATTTCAAACATCTGACGGCTGAGAGCCTTGGACGTCTTGTAGTCCACGTTGTGAAGCGAGTCATTGAACTCAACAACACGGTCGAGGTGCCCGCAAAGTAATACCTGCGCTTGACCAGCCAGCTCAATTGGGAGGGCAACTCGGAACGAGAGTTCCACAGCTGGCGAACCGTCAGAGAGGATATATGTCTTGAAAGCGTCGGATGCGTAGTTCTCGAGATACCATACCACGGCTCGGAAGAGGTAGTAGCGGGTTCGGATCTTGGTGTTGCGGAGCGTGATCCCGTCATCGTCCTCAGAAGTCTTGTCAGCCAGGTCATCGACTTCCTCGTCAATTGGGAGGGTGGCGGTCATGGGGTGAGCCAGCAGCATCTTCACCGCCTCGAAGACGCCTTCATCATGGTCATCGCCAGATGCTCGAGACAGATGATAGTATTCTGCGCCCTTGTGGAAGAGGATGCCGAAGACGAGAGCGATGGCGAAGGATGTGCTGTTGCTGACTTGGCCCTGCACAATGCTGTATTGGTAGCGTCGCGGGCAGGACAAGATGTTGGTAAGGCTGACGCTGTCCCACGCATACTGCACGGGGACGCCGTTGACGAGGGCGAAGGGGCTGTCAGGGCCCTCAGCCGAAGCGGCGAGAACATGGTCCATGCTCATGCGCGGGTCTCCCTGCTATAGGTGCGGTAGTGCTTGCGCTCGGAGAGGACCTCAGCCACATCGGCGAGGAAGAAGAGCGAGCTGTGGTAATCAGGGTAGCGGCGCGCGATGGACTGAATTTCCTCGCACGGGACCACGCTGAGTTCGGCGGCGGAGCGGCCATAGATGATGAGGCTGAGGGACTTAAGCCCTTCCCGGCGAGGGATAAGGTTAAGCTGGCAGCGGCGGTGGTGATTGGGAACCTGCATTGATTAGTCCTTGAAGATCTTGAGTTGGGCCAGCAGGGCCTTGGTGTTCGCGGCCTTCTGGGCCTCGTCCACAGGGATGGCCTTGGCCTTGGCTGAGTCGGCTTTGGCCTTGTCAGGCTTGCCGGTTTTGACGAACAGGTCGCGCCGCCGGCGCAAGTCCTGGACGACGATTTCGACCTCGTCATCCGTCAACTCAAGCGTCGGCCGGGATAGGAGGGAATAGGCGTCAGGTTGGTCCATTGGTTGGGTCCTCCGCAGGAAGGGCAGAGACAACCTTGCGGATGTCCTGCACGGTGTCACCGCTCAGCTGCTGGTTCTTGTAGCGCTCGAGGAGCGCCAGCATCGTCCAGCGCACGAGGGTGCTGAACTTCTGGCCGGTAGCGGCGCGGATCTGGTTGGCGACTCCTTTGGGAAGTCGGACGGTGTGAGTTTCGTCAGCTAATGGGGCTGGCATCGGGGTCTTCCTCTATGTGGTGCTCGAGGCGGGTTTTGAGTAGCAGGAACTGGCGGCGGGAACGGGGGTCGGAGTAGATGTGGCAGCGCAACGAGGGATCGGCGCGCATCGTGTTGTAGAGGATGCGCTTGAAGCCATCTGGGTCGTTGGTGCTGACTTTTAGCCCAACGTCCTGCTGGTGCACAGCACACAACAGCCCGTGCGGGTCGAAATGGGGACTAGCCACCTTTGGCATTGAGTTCCTCCTCCTTAGCGTCCACCTCGGCCTCGAGGAAGGGCATGGTGCGGGCGCTGACGCGGAGGCCATTATCCACCCAGCCATCTTCTTCGCCTTCCCAGCTGGCGTCGTAGTCAGGGTGCGTGGCCCAATACTGGCCATACTCCCAAGTGACCTCCCAGCCGCGGTAGGTGTCAGGGCTGCTCATTGCTGGGTCTCCCACGGCGGGTTGCTCTCGCCGGTCGGGTGAGGGTTGGTCATCGGCTTAGTCGGCTCGGTCGTGCCGCAGAACTCGGTGCGCGGCAGGTCCGGGTTGCGGATACGGTAGCCGCTCATGTCGCGGAGGCTCACTGCTGACCTCCTTCGGTTTTGAGCATATTGTGGCCCATGGAAATGTAGACCTGGAAGGCGACAGCCACATCGAGCACGGCCATCGGCTCAAACCTGCCCTGACAATGCACGTTGGCAGCGTTCAGAGCGGCGAGCCTGATGTATTGCTCGGCGGAAAGATCTGGCATGAGGTAGACCCTAGGGAATGAGTAAACGACTGGGGGGAGGGGTTCCCTTCCTCCCCCCAGCCGACAGCAGGGCGGCGTCGCAAGACACCCTGCCGAGTTGGTTAGGCGGCGGCGGGCTCCTCGACCTCGGTGCCACCGTTCGCGGCGGGAGCCGCCGGCACGAGGTTGACCTGGAGGTTGAGACCGTCGCTGGCCTTCTTCGCCAGATCCTGAGCCTTGACGATCTTGGCGCCCTCCTTCATGAGGAACTCCTTGTTCGCCTCGAAGATCTGGTCGGTGATGGCGCTCAGATCCACGTCCTTGGCCTTCATGCCGTGCTCCTTGACCAGCTCGATCGCCTTCATCTTGGCGATCTTGCGGGCCTCGCGCTCGGTCGGGTCAGTGACTCGGGCCTCGCCCGAACCGGAGCCGCGGACGCCCGGCTCGTAGGTGAGCATATATTCGTCGACGAGCTTCTGGGCTTCGTCGGGCGAATAGGGCTCGGAGTGCGCGTCCTCGCCGTCGCCGACGACCTTGCCGTCTGCGAGCTTCTTGCGCAGGTTGTTGCTGATGTTCTCGGCCAGGACCTGGTTCATCTGCTTGGCCTCACCGTCCGTGAGGGGGTGGCCTTCGGCGTAGGGAGCCGGGACGCTGACGGAGATCTCGGCGATGGTGCGAGTGATCCGCGACGTTTCGGGAGTGATATTCAAGGGCATTACGTTTCTCCGACTTGTGGCCTGTTGGCCGGTTAAGGGGCCGGTGTCATCCGGTCCCCGCAATATGGGCGCGATGCAATACAAGGTCAAGCGTTTTCTTCATTCTCCTTGTTGTCTATGTCGATTTCCGAAGGTTCAGACGGTGCCTTGCGGATAGCTGGTGCACCGATATACCGGATCTCAGTAGGGAGTTTGAGTAGCGCAGCAACACTGATCTCAGCTGACATTCCGGGGGAGAGCCCAAGATCGGCGTAGACAACAAGTGCCTCAGCACGCGCCAACCAAGCAGTTCCCATCGCGATTGCCAATTCGCGGCTGTCGGGCAGATTGTCGTCCAGAAAACGTGGGTAGAGGAGGTGCGGGATGAATGGCGCCTCGCCCTGTAGGATCGAATGTTCGGCTGCTCGTTTGGCATAGTTGATGTGCCTGCGTAAGGTTTGGGCATCAGGTGCGCTGAAGGGCGATGCGAGGAAAACGGGCTTCATGTTAGCCTCCGAGATTGAGCCCGGCGAGGGCTGCGAGAAGTTTGGCAGTATTCGCAGATTTATCCGCTGATACCGGGGCCATTGGGCGAGGGACGACCAGTGCACGGGGGGTAGGTCCTCCGAAGCGCTGGATGACTGCGGCGGTTTTAAGGCGGGCATCAGCTTCGCACTCCCCGATGATGGAGAACAGGGTGGCGCGGTCCAGTCCGCTGAGGCCAAGGTTCACGGCGGCTGCGGTGATGGGCACCCAGTAGCGGTTGTTGGGCTGGTCGATTTGGTGCAGGGCGCGAGGGTTTAATAAGGCCTCGGCCGCGTAGATGAGTTCGTAAGAGGTAGGGATTGATGTCATGGGAACCTCGGCGAGAGGATGACGGCGGAGGTGTTAGCCCCCGCCGTCAGTATTGAGTTAGGCTACCCGCAACCTGCGGTTGCCGTCACCGACGGACCTGCGGCGCAGACCCATGCCCAGAAGGCCGAAGCCGAGCAAGAGGCTCAGCCACGTGCCGGGCTCGGGCACCGTGCCGAACGGGGTGGGAGTCCCGCCGTCCGGTCCCCTGACATCACCCAACCGGAGCTGGCGAAGATCCTGCCAGCCGCTCGTGACCGGGTTCGCGATGAACTCGATCGAGATGAACCGCTCGCCGGCTGTGCCGAAGATGCCCTGGAAGTTCTGCCCGTTGGCAGCGATGTCGACTGCAGTGCTAGCGGTTCCGCCCCCTGCCAAGAGATAGGTCAAGATGACCTGCGTGGCTTCGTTGAGCGCGTTGCCGCCGATCGGGAACAGGTTCCATGTGGCCGCACCGAAGGTGTTGCCGTTGGCAAGGCTGAACTTCAAGCTGTTCAGCAACCCGTCCTCGGCCGAGACGTCGGCCTGGCCCCCGGCATCGCCGGAGAGGTTGTCGCCGGTCGGGCTGGTGAACAACACGCCTGCGTGGGTGTTGTTGGTGAGGCCGATGATGACCGGACCGATCTCCTTGACGATGAGGACGTTCTCCTCCGTCGTTGCGCAGCCGGGGGTCTCGCAGATCTCGACCGCGGCGAAGGCGGGGGAGGCAAAGATGGTGCACGCAAGTGCTGCCCCCAATAGTGCTTTTCTCAGCATGGTGTATTTCCCTTTGCAAAGGAGTTAGTAGGCGTGACGAGGCGTAGTGTTAGCGTTCCATACGGGGCCTCCTATTGTTTGTTGATCAGGTCGTCAATGAAGCGAGCAATGTCCTGCTTATTGACCTTCAGGTCTTCGGGCGTGATGACCGGGGTTGGCTGGGAGAATTGCTCGAGGTGATGGATCTCTGCTGTGTCGGGGACTCGGAGGGTGGGTAGATCCATGCCCTCGGGGAGTCGGTTGTAGATGCAGAGGAAGCGGCCGAGGGGCGGCTGGTTAGGCTCGCAATGGGTGAAGGTCCACTGGCCGAAGTTGACGAGGTGATATTCGGGAGGGATCGTGAAGATCGCTCCGGAGTCTTTTCGGCGGCGCAGGCGAAGAAGGCGCATCTTGAGGCTTTTGGCGGCGACCTCAGTGATGTTCTCGACATAGATATAGCCAGCATGGACTGTTTTACCTAGGATGTCGAGGAGGAACGGCTGTGGCCAGTCGTAGTGAGGTTCGTGGGCGGGCATGAAAAACTCCGGCGAGAGTTAAGATCCGCGAAGCGGATCAGCTGGCGTGGTCGTTGGGGACCGGGAGGTCCTCGTCGTCGATCCCGGCTGCGCGAGTGCGCTTGGAGCCGTGATCCTCGAAGGCCTCGCGGGTCTCGTCGATGGCCTTCTGGCGGGACTCCTCGGTCGCAGTGATGCCCTCGTAGATGGCAGCCATTGCCACAGGAGGATCGACGGGCGGCGTGTAACCTGTGCCGATCGGGGCGCCGACAGCCTGCTGGTTGCGGGTGTTGATCTGGGACAGGCCGGGCTCGACCTTGGCATCCGCAGGGTATTCGTCCGCATAGGGCTCGACCTGCACCGCGCCGGATCCGTCACGAGCGATCATGACGTCCACGCCCTCGACCTGATTGGTCTTGGGAGCGTAGGGAGCGATGGGATCGGTGAGGCCGCCGGCCTCGCGTTCGTTCTTGCGCTCGACAGCGGCCTTGTCCTCGGCGCGCTGCGCAGCCTGTTCACTGGCGGCGGGCTTGGGAGCGGGATTGGGCTTTTCATCAGCCATGAGATTTCTCCAGTTGGGGCGTCCGGATGTGGCGCTGGATGATAGTAGACGAGGTTGGCGAGAGTGTCAAGGATTGGGTGGGCGAATGTGTTACATTGGACTGTGTGGAATGTAACACATTCGGATGTATCACAACCTGAAAAGCTGGGGGAGAGCGGGTTCGCGGTGCTCTCCCCCATAGGTTAGGCGTGCTGAGCGGGTCTAGGACTCAGCACATCGGGACAGGGTTACTTCTTGGGCTGCGGCGTATCGGGCAGCTCCTGACCCGGCCGCGGCTTGCCGCCGGGGACAGTGTTGTCGATCTCCGGCTGCTCGCCCGGCAGGCCCTGATCGGGGCGCCCGGTGACTTCCTGCCCGTAGTCGGGATCGACCGGCCGCTCGGCACCCGGCAGGGTATTGTCGATCTCGCCGGACTGGCCGGGAAGGGACTGGTCAGGCGTGTCGGGGGTATCGGGCAGCGTGTTGTCGATCGTCGCCGGCGGCTCCGGGAGTTCCTGATCGGGAGTGTCCGGATCGGTGGGCAGCTCCTGATCGGGCAGTTCCTCGGCCTCGCCGTTGTCGATCGCGTCGAGCAGCTTCTGGCGCAGCTCTTCCTTCTCTTCGTCGGTGAGTTCGAAGTCCTCGCCTTCCTCGTCGGTGCACTCGGTGATGTTGACCGAGTTGTCGACATTGGTGGTCTCGCTGAGATCGTTGACCTCGAACGTGATGTCCACATCGTAGATGTAGTCCTCCCCGTCCTCGTTGCGCTCGACCGGCAGAGTGGCCTTGTAACGCGTCATGAGTGTTTTTCCTTCACTAGAGCCCGGCAAGATTTCTCCCAGCTGACACGGGCTTTATGCCAGCCGAAAGCCCACGCTCGCCTGTCGGCCCCTCGTGGGTAGGGATTTGAGGCGGAGTAAACTCCGCAATGGAAGGCATGATAGCCTTGCTGGAAAGCAGTGCTACCATAAAAGGTCGATGGGTGTGACACGGCTCAGTGTATGCGCCACACCATGAGATAGGGGCCCTCACGGAGAGTTCGGAACTTCCAGCCTGCCGCGTTGTCCTTGTTGATGCCATAGATCCGGGCTCGCAGCCGCTTGACCTCCTTGTCGGTTAACTCGTATTCGCCGGCAGCGGCGCGCGGGATGGCGAGGAGCTGGTCGGTAGTGGGGAGGCCGTGGTGGACGGGGCGCCGCTGTGCGGGGCGAAGAGTGTTGAGTTTGATGGGGTCAGACAATGCCCTGATCCTTTGCTTCATACAGGTGCCAGACGTAGGGGCCGACGACGGCCGATCCTACGTGCAGCCAGTTCTCGGTGAAGGCCTCGCCGGTGGGATAGACGGCGAACGTGCGGTGCTCGTATTCAGCGGCCGTGTCCTCCTCGAGCCAGAGGACGAGGGTGTGATCGCCACATCGCTGGGGCTGACCGGCGACAAGAACGGGCTTGGCACCGATCGGGACCTGGACGGCTGTGAACTTGAGCGCGGGGAACTCGTAGCGGAAGATACGTCTCATTTGGAAGCCTCCGAGGCTAGAAGGTTGGCGAGGGCTCTGACTTCAGAGGCACCAAAGGCGTAAGGGCCCTTGCCGCGCTGAGCATAGAAGCGGTATTTGGGAGAGATTGGCTCCCAATCGGGTCCGGTGAGGTCGATGGTGATGGGGATGTGCTCAGGCATTGGACGGCACCTCCTTACGTAAGCACTCGGGCTCGTGGCCGTAACGCTGAAAGAATGTTTCCGGGTGCTCACGCAACATCTTCTCAGCGAATTGGGCGACGCCGTAGTGCTCGGCGACGCATTGCAGGAACTCTAGATCGGTTAGCTGTCGATGACAGCGGTTGGCTAGAGCAAGGGCGGTGGTTCGGAGGGAATTGACTCCGGCGTAGAAGTCGGACTCACGCAGCATTGTGCGGCACCTCGCGATGAAGGCCGCGGTCGATGGCTGACTGGACGCCGTGGACGTTGACCAGCAGACGCTCGGCGCGGGTGATGGCGACGTAGATCAGGTTGTTCTCCTGCTCCAGCTCCCAGTCGGATGTGGCCCTGTGGAAGGGCATATAGTCCGAGCGGCCAAGGATGAAGACGGTGGGCCACTCGCGGCCTTTGGATTTGTGGACGCTGGATAGGGTGACCACGCCGCGGGCTGGAATGTCGTCCGCGAAGAGGTCCGCCACCAACGCCGCGACATCAGCATAGGTGGGCTTGCGGAAGACCTCGGCCTCGATGGTCCGGTCGATGATCAGCTGCATAGCTTCGACTTCGTCCTGCAACAGATCAATGGCGGCCTCGCGCTGCTTGGCGAACAGCTTGGCGGACTCGATCTCGAAGTAGTCGTCCATCGCGCTGCGGATGTCGTGCAGGTCCATATCCTGATACATCCCGTCAGTGGCACGCTGGATGTGGTCTAGGAGCTTCTTCCCAAGATCCTTGCCCTCGATCCGGGCTCGAACTCCCCGGCGAAGGAGGCCGAGACACACGGCCACGTTGGGCTTGTTCAGGCGGCAGAGGATGGCATCGCCGGGCTGAGGGAGGGATAGGAAATCTGGGTTGCCCGGTGTGTTGTCCCAGTGGATGTTGCGGACCGCGCCCTCGTCGGCGCCGGGCCGAGCGTAGATGCCGGGCACGATGCGCTGGGCCTCGCCGATGATGGCCTCGTCGCACCGCCAGCATATGGAGAGGGGCAACGATAGGGCCCCCGCCCGGACCTGGATCTTGTGGAGCGAGTCGACGGCTGCGCCGGTGAAGCCGTAGATGGCCTGGTTGGGATCGCCGACTGCGACGATGCGGCCGCCGGGAGCCACGGTTCGGAAGGCCAGCTCGCGCCGGGTGGCGTTGATGTCCTGGGCCTCGTCGATCAGGACATTGTTGTAGGTCGGGATGGGCAGGTTCATCAACAGCGGGAGGTAGATCATATCGTCGAAGTCTACGGAGCCGGTGCGCATGTTGCTGCGCTTGAGAACGTCCTTGGCTGCATCGCAGATCGTCTCCAGCGAGGTGGACCCACTGATTTCCAGCTCAAGATCGTAATGGTCAGCGAGCAGCTTCCAAGCTTCCTTGTCCTCGATGGAAGCAAACTCCTCTCCGGTGGATGTGAGCCCGAAGCCGGCGGCTTTTGCGTAGCTGACCATGCGCCGCACGAGGTGGGAGTTGCGCAGGATGTCGTCCTCCTCGTGGAACTGCTCCTTGAGATAGTCCTTGGTGATGAAGGCGACCTTGCCGGTCAGGGTCTCGACCTTGCGGCCGCTCTTCCTGAAGGCGGACAGCCCGTGGCTGTGGACCGTGGAAGAGGTGACGTTGAGCTGCTGCTGGAAGTCGAGGGTCTTGGCGAGGCGCTGCTGGATCTCGACCGCGATGGATTTGTTGAAGGCCTGGAACGTGGTCGTGCCGCGCAGGATGCGGCAGGCTTCCAGCAGGGTGGCGGTCTTGCCGCTGCCGGCCTTGGCGTCGATGATGAGGTCGTCGTTGGACGATGCGAGGTGGGCGATGATCGCCTGTTGTTCAGGTGTAAGGTTCATATACTCCTCGTGGGGAGGCCCGGCACACAGGCGGGGCCTCCCATTATGGGTTGCGGGGATTAGTAACGGGGTTCAGGCTTGAAGTCGTCGGCTTCGTCAGGCGCCAAGCTGTCAGCCTGTGCGGCTTCGTGCAGGCCTTCTTCGCGCTCGAAGGACTCGGTGTCCCAGTTCTGGGTGGGCTTGTCCCACTCAGGGGCCTCTTCGACTTCGGCCGCGAGGCGCTCGCGCTCGGCTACGGCGGCCTCGGCGACGGGATCGACGGCGCCAGCGGGGATATCGAACGACACGGCCAGCTCGGGGTCCACGAACACGAGGTTGGCAGCGTAGGCGAGGGCCTTGCGGCATTGCGCCGGTGTGAGGGTGACCCACATCGACTGCCATTCGGTCGAGAGGTCCTTGCCTTGCACACGGATCTCGTTGTAGCGGTTGGTCTCCTCGTAGTGGTCGTGGGCGTAGCGAGCGCCGATCTCAAAGCCTGTGATGGTAATGGGCATGCTGTGTTACTCCGGCGAGAGTTGAGGTTAGTTGACGGTGAACGCGACGGGGAACGCCGGGTCGGCGTCCTCGCGGCCCGTAGCTTCGGCAGGGGTGATCCACATGAAGTCACCCAAGCTGAAGGTGGTGGTCTCAGCAGCGAGGGGGAGAGGCTTCAGAAAGGCGTTGCCTTCGCCGGTGCTGAGATACGGGGAGAGGTCCCCAAAGGTTTCGACCGCCTCGTCGTCAAGACTGCGCCAGCTATCGACAAAGGAGAGGTCTTCGAGATACTGGGGGTCGATCATGAGGACGAGGGTTCGTGACGTCAAAGTGATGGCGTGGTCGGGACAGAGCTGGAAGGTGATCCACGCCTCCTGCGGGGCTTGCGCCTCGGGAAGGGCCCGGCCGATGAAGAGGGTGTTGCCGTGGACATAGAGGCTGAGTTGGCCTTCGCCACTTGCAGGGGAGAGGACGTCCATGACCTCGTGGTCCGATCGGACGGTCTCGGGGATCGGGCCGGGATGGAACTGGGAGAGCATTTCCGCGTCCATCTGGCCATACAGCGTCGCCAACAGGGCTAGATACGTATGGAAGCTGGGGACGCCGAAGTTGCGTTCCAGCAACGCGGAAAAGGGATCGGTCTCGACGTCCAACCCAAGCACATAGCTGGAGTTGGTCGCCGGGTCTATCAGGGCGAAATTGAACATTGCAGTTATACTCCCACTAGAAGGTAAAGCATGATGGCGAAGGCTGCGATTATGGCGACCCATAGGCATCCCGACTTCGGCGGCTGAGGGTCGTTCATGGGCTTGATCCTGCCATAGATCCGGCGCCGTTCTTCCTCAATCATCGTCGTCAACCAGTTCGATCATGGCCTCATAGGCTCGGATGACGGGGTTGGCCAGCTTTGTGGCATCGGTGGCCTTGAGCAGGGTGCGGGCGTATGCGATCTGAAGGCAGAGGGCGGTGAACAGAGCCACCTCCCGGACCTCGGGTTCGGCCGCGTTGAGGACTCGGACCAAGGTCTTGCGGGCCTCTTGACACGCGTGTTCGGCGAGGTCGCGGGCGATTTGCGTCTTGCGTTCCGGGGTCACTCGTCCTCTCCTTCGTTGAGCCTACGGGCCCGCAACAACGCTTGCCCGCGCTTCAACGCGGCGAGCATTTCGAAGGGCTCGCGCTCCTCAGGCGTTAGGATGAACTCGGTCGGCTCATCGGCGTAGGGGCCGAATGGGCTGGGCGGGCAGAAGATGGGCTTACCCATTGTTGGCCTCCTCACGGATGTCGTGCCAGATGGCGTGCATGAGTTCGTTGGTGATCTTGGGCGGGACCATGATGCTGGTCAGGCAGTAGATGCCGGGGAGCGGGCCGAACCCGAACTGACCGAACATCCCTTCTTTGCGGAGATGGGCTTCGGTGACGACCTGAATGGCCTTGATCGTTGTGGCCTTCTGCATATGGGCTTCGATGTCAGCCGGGTGGTTGACAGGTAGGCCGGGCAGTTCGTAGCTGCTGATGTATTGGCCGGTGCTAGCGTTGTAAAGGTGTAGGTAGGACATGGTATGGGAACCTCGTTGGATGGTGTGGAGCCGGGACACCCGCTACAGCGCCCCGGCAGTGGTTAGGCTATTCTCCAGCAGCGGTAGCTGCCGTCGTCTTGCTTCCTGATGGTGTAGTCCCAGCCGGGATGCTTGGACTTCCACTTGGTTGCAGCGTCGCGGACTTTCGCGACCTCGGTGTGGAAATGCACGCCGAGAGCGAAGCTATCCCCTACAGCCATTGTGCCGAAAGGGTAGCGAGGCGGACGGCCCGGCCCGTGGTGGTAGGCTGGGATCGGGACGTTCTTGTCGAGGGTGATAGCCATAGCTAGGCCACCTTCGTGATGAAGACTGCCGCGTGGTATAGGGCCTGGGCATAATCGGGCCCCATGTGGTTGGCGATCTTGACCAGCCGCATCTTGTGTTCGGGGGTCAGGATGCCGTTGGGGAAGTTGCGCGGATCATAGCCTGCGTCGCACGGGTGCGGGTTCAGGTGCTCCATGATGAACTGCGCGATGATGTCCTCTTGTTCCAGCCGACGATCGTGCACGAAGTCCAGCATGGCTTCGCGGATGGGTTCCATCATGGTGCGGGTCTCGGCGTCGAAGTCGATGTGGAACTGGTCGATTTCGAGAGCTTCGGTGTCTATTTGAGCCATGTTATGTATCCTAGTGGCGCCGGATGGATCGGGGGATGGCTGGCGCTACGGCCATCTCCCGTGGCTGGGGCTATGCCCAGTTGTTGTTCATGATGTAGACGTGGCTGATGGACGGGTTTACGTTCCGGTCCCCGAAGCGATCGAGGCAGAGAACCTGCCAGTCGGTCTTGTCCATTTCCAGATCAAGGTCGCGGTCGTAGGCCTCAGGATCCAACGCCGCGAAGGGGTCGCAATCCCATGCAGCTTCATGGTCGGGTTCGGCCGGATCGGGGAATAACTTGAACATCTGCTGGCCGACTTTGAAGCGAAGGCTGCCGGTGTCGGTCAAGTGTTCGAGGATAAGGAGAAGGCCGTCATCTCCCCACTTCTGGCGGATGTCGTCAGGTGTGATGCGCTTGTCCATTGTATAGACCTCTCTATGTATGTATAACCTGCGGTAGGGGCGCGACGGGCCACAGGCACGACTCGCCCTACGCACGTAGAATAGACGAATGGCATACAATGTCAAGTGCCTGACTGAAGTTTGTTGTGGGAACCTGGGGATTGTTGCGCCGCCATGTAAGACACGTCATGCCACGTAAGACACGTTACTGGATTTGGCGATATGTAGGCCCCTTGTGTGTTACGGGGGGTCCAGCCTGATACCCCTTGTTGTCTCTCTAGGGGGGAGGGGGAGGGGGGTATATACTAAAAAAAAATAAAAAAAAAAAAAGACAGGCCCCCACCACACCAATGCTCACCCCCTTCAGGTTGTAGCACACCCCCATGTAACACATTGGACACTGTGGAATGTAACACATTGGGGGGTATTACAGGCTGGGGTAGGGGGCCTGCACGCCGTAACACGCAAGGGGGTAGGGGAGGTCCACATTCCATTAACGTGGCTTACGTGGCCTCACGCGGCTTACGTGGCAAGAAAACATATTTGAGGCTGTGAAAAAAAGTTCTGGCAGGGGCTTGACATACGGGGCCCCCTCACTATCGGCGGCGGAGGCCGCCGCAAAAAAAGCCCGGCCGAAGCCGGGCTGGGCCCTAGGGGGCTGGATGTTGGGTCCAGCCCCCGCCGGGATCACTTCGCCTTCGGGGTCAGAAGGATGGAGCCGATGTCCAACTTCGCCGCCGTCTTTTCGCGTTCGGCCTTGGCCTTGTCCGCGCGTTCCTGCAGCCCGGCCTCGATGGCCTTGTAGTTGGCCTCGATCTCGTCCTTCGTGCCGCCGACCTCGGTCGCGATCGCGAGCATGAAGTTGTCGAACGTCGCCTTGGCCTCGTCGCCCAGCTGCTCCTTGACCTTGGCCTTGATTTCGGCCTCGGTCTTCGATGCCGAAAGACCGCGGATCGTAAGGCACTCGAAGAAATAGTGCTCCTTCAGATGCCGAAGGTTCGAGTCGCCGCGTTCCCCGGCACCGCGCAGGGCCCACTGCCCGTCGTTCCATGCCGTCATGCGCTTGGCGCGCTTGGCGAGCCACGCCTCATCCGTCAGCGCCTTGCCGTCGTCGTCTTCGCCACGGCTGACATCATTCAGACCCTTGACGAAACCGTTGATGAGTCCGAAGCGAAGCACCGCATCGCTATAGGTGCCGACGGGGATCTCGTTGAAGAGCCCGGTATCCCCCAACGAGACGCGAAGCGTCTCAGGGATCTCGATGGTTATGGTCTTGTTCATAGTATTGACTCCGGGCCGATCCGGGCCCTATCGGGTCGGGGTGGGAACCGTTCCCTTCCGACTCACAAACACTAGACGAGTCGCGCGGTGCGGTCAACCCCGTATCACGTTTTTTGATGAAAAAGTTTTCCACAACTTCGTGAAAAATCTTCTTGACAAGTCGCGGGGCCCTGCCATCATCGGCGGGGGAGGGGCCCCGCCGAACCAAGCGAAGGGGGGCCTCGCGACCCCCCTTCCTCGTTCAGTAATCGCTGGCCTTGGCCTTGCCCGATCGCCGGGAGGGAACCCCGTTGATGTAGCGGTGCCAGTCATCGGGATCTTCGAACCCGAACTCGATCGACTCGACGCTGGCCTCGCCGACCTTCTGCAGGTCCTGGGTCATCTGCGACAGCCGGTCGTCGATGATCTGGCCGATGGTCTTGCCGCCCGGCTCCGACTCGATCTGTTCGACTTCAGTGGTGCGGACTACGGTTTTGAGAAAAGGCACGTTACGCTTACTCCTTGTTGTGGGTTGGGGGACTCTGACTCCCCCGTCCCGGTTACAGTGCCAACCAAAGCTGGTCGGCGGCTTCCTTGCGGGCGGCGGAACGGTTGTCGAACCTGTCCATCCGCACGCGGTGAGTGATCCCGCCCCACTCCTTGCTCGTGGTCACGTTCCACGGCTTGAGCCAGTCGGCGTCCGCGTTGTCCTGCGCGGGTTCCATGACGACCACTGTGCGGTGATCCATTCCATGGATGCTGATAGTGGCGACATTGCCATCAGCGGTCTTGAACACTTCCATCGGGTAGGTCCTTTCCTTGCTTCCGATGATTTGTAATACATCGGCTGTATCACAAAGTCACGTTCATAAGTGTATCAAATTGTCGCAGGCTCGGGGCCCACCACTCACCGGCGGGGCAGGGGCCCCCGCAACCAACCCCCGAAGGGGCTGGCGCAGGGCCTGCTTACTCCTTGTTCATGCTGGTGAGCATCGCCTCCCACTGTCCGATCTGCTCGGGTTGCGGCTGCCACTCGAGGCGCTTGATTGGGGAGCAAGGTCCCTCGCACCACACGATATACTTGTCGCGGCCGATGGGCAGCGGTATCTGAAACCAAGCCCCATCTTCACGCTCGAAGTGAAGATAGTTGTAGAGGCCTTGAACGTCTTTGCACTTGAAGCCCATGAGTTCCATTGTCTTACTCCTTGGAAGGGTGGGGTGGCCGAAGCCACCCCGAGGTTGTTAAGCGAGGCCGCAAAGGCTGCTTAGGCTTGATGCGATGTAAGCCTCGACCCAGATCCATGACTTGCGATCATGGACATAGATCAGCTCCTTGGTGCCGAACCACTGATCCTTGACGATCAGCTTGTGGGTGCCATCGCTGTATTCCAGCACTGTCCAGAAACGGCTGCGCTTGTAGTCAGCATCGAACATTCCGATGGTGCACGAGCCATCATCCGTGGCGATGCAATGAACCCAGTGTCCATTGCTGGTTGCGATGCGATCCATCGCTTGGAAGGGGAGGCGACGCATAGTATGTTACTCCATCTGCCGAAGGCATGATCGCCGACGACGACTTCGAGCTTACAGATATTCGAACGTGATACAAGCCTGAAGTTGTGGATAACTCAACGGTTCATCCCGTTTGTAGGTTCGTGTTGCGTCCGAGCCACAAGGCGTGACGCGCGGGATCAAGGTGGGTGGGATACCCCCCTACCCCCCACGAGGGGGGTGCCTGCCCATCGGGGAGGCCATCAAATAAAATTCGCGGCAGGTTTTACCCCCCTAGTGATACACGCTCCCCATCAACGCTTGCCATTTCCTCACAGCCCACCTATACTGCTCGAAAGTGGAGGTCGGAAATGCTTAATCTTGCTCCAGGTGAGACATTTCGCCACCTGCTCACGTTTTTTGAGGTGGGGAGGGATGGGCCACGCCTCGATCTCACTGACATCGTCGTCGAGGCCATTAATCTCAACGACGCGCCGTGGGTCATCCAGGTCCTCGCCACCGACCCCATCAACGGGCAGTGTCAGATCTACATACCTGACGCCGATACCCAACTCGCCGAGCCTGGGGTTGAGTATGCCTTCCAGCTGCGCATGACCTTTCCCAGCGGGGATAAGAGGTTTATACCTCCGGTCGTCATTGCGCTCGGCCCGGAGTATGTCGGATGAAGGTCGAGTTTGAAAACCTCTCGCCCGTGGTGCAGATCGAGGCGCCGGAACAGCACCTCATCATCACCAACATGGTGCCGGCAGGAGAAGGAGCATCGGGTGTCCCTGGACCGCAAGGCGAGCAAGGCCCTCAAGGCGTCCCGGGCCCGCTCGGTCCTCAAGGGGAAGTTGGTCCGGCAGGACCTGCGGGCGAGCAAGGCATACCTGGAGTCAGTGACATCCCAGGTCCGGAAGGTCCTCCAGGCCCACAGGGGGAGCAAGGCCCTCAAGGTATTCAGGGAACCCAAGGCATCCAAGGCGTAAAGGGTGATAAGGGTGATCAGGGCGATCCCGGCATTCAGGGCAACCAAGGCATACAGGGCAATCAAGGTGTGCAGGGTCCGGTCGGGCCGGAGGGTCCTGTAGGCCCCAAGGGCGACAAGGGTGATCAAGGCATCCAGGGGCCGATTGGGCCAGCCGGCAGCCTGAGTGCTCCCATTGCGCCCATGACCTACCTGAGCAATATTACCGCGGGTGCAGCGGTGCCTGTCGCCAACCCTATTAACTTTGGCATCCTCGACGCCGCCAATCTCTGGACCGGGACCAACAGCTTCCTGAACTCCGTCCAGATCTACGGCGCCACCCCCAGCCTCGTCCTGCGCAACGCCGCCAACAGCGCAACCGTTGGAATGCTGCAAGCCACCGGCGCAACCATGCAGCTGGTCAATAACGTCGCCGATCAGGGGATGGGGTTCCAGGTCCTCGGCACCGGCAAGTTCAGCTTCAACAAGACTGTGAACGTTACAGGCGATGTGATCGCCGAGGGCGTGCTGCGGACCCGTGCCACTCCCAACGCCATTGTCGAGTGGTATAACGGTGCAGGCACTACCCGCCTCGGCTACGCTTACCACAGCGGTGCTGGGTTCAATCTCGCAAATGAGATCGACGGCAACAACATCTACGCCACCAAGGTCGGCGCTCACGTATTCGTGGACAGCATTACCGAGCGATTTCGGATCGCGCCGGGGCTTTCCTCTACCCTAGGCGACCTCTCCGTCGGCATCGCCACCGCCCTCCAGCCCGCCGCCAACCGTGGCAACCTCAGCCTCAACGGCGCCACCGACGCGGTGATTTCCTTCGGTAACGCGGGCGCCACCGCAGGCTACATCCACGCCGCCGCCGACTCACTGAACTTCAACGCGCAGGGTCCGCGCTTCATGACCTTCAACCTCGGCGGTGAGCGGATGAGGATCACCGCCGCTGGCAATGTCGGCATTGGCACGAATGCTCCCGGGCAGAAATTAACTGTTGTTAGCGATGATGCTGTATACCAAGCGATATTTAGAGGGGCTACCTGTGGCTTTGGTATCTATTCTGACGCGCCCAATGGTGTAGTTCTCAACGCCATGAACGCGGCTATGGCTACTTACAAGCCGCTTATAGTTGCTGCTGAAACGATCAAAATGAACTCGAGCAGCGTTGCCAACGCGCTGTATATTTCCAATGTTGGTCATGTAGGCATCGGCACTGCCACCCCGCAGCGCGACACTGCAACGGTTGGCGGAAATAGTGCCGTCTTTCAGGTCATTGGCGAACTCTGCCTCCCTTATGGCGTGACGGGTTATGAGCCCTTCCGCATCGGCATCTTCCCCAATCCCAACTACATCCAGGGCACGCCATCCGTCGGCGCTGCGATTGGTATGACCATCAGCGGCTGGAACACCGGCCAGATTGGCGGCGGAACCGTCTTTCAGTCTGGTGGCGACGCCGGCGCTGGTGGGTTTGAACTCCAGGCGCGTTCGGGAGGCAGCGGCATTGTCAACCGCCTGGCGCAGTTCTCCCCAGGCTACGACATCTTCTACATAGCTAACGCCGAGAAGATGCGGCTCGATGGTAACGGCTACCTGGCTCTTGGCACAGCCGGTCCAAGCTATCTAATGGATGTGAGGCACGTAACTGATCCCGCAATCCGAGTCTATAACAGCACCACCGGCACCAGCTTAATCTCGATGGCAGCCGCTGGTAGCGGTCAGGTGGGCACCACTTCTGCTCACCCCTTCTATTTTCTTTATGGAGGCTCTGCTGTATGTGTTTTACTGGGTGACGGCTTCTACCCGAACACTAATGGCACCGCGAACCTCGGCGGATCGGGCAACAAGTGGGGGACTGTTTACGCAGCCACCGGCACGATCAACACCTCCGATGCGCGGCTGAAAACCCCGCTAGCGGCGCTTACTCCAGCCGAGCTTGCTGCGGCCAAAACCATCGCGCAGGGCGTGGGATCCTATCGCTGGCTCGATACGGAAAAGATGGGAGACAGGCTGCACATCGGCGTGACCGCGCAGGACGTGATCGCGGCGATGGAAGCGCAAGGGCTGGATGCCCTCTCCTACGGCCTCGTCCGCTACGACGAGTGGGACGCCATCGAGGGTCAAGAGGGGCAGGAAGAGGTTATGGCTGTCCTTGATGATGTCGAGGGTCTGCGCGAGGTGGTTGACGAGGCTGTGCCTTTTGCAGCCAGCATCCAAGGCCGCGAAGCGGGCAACGAGTATAGCGTTGCCTACGCCGAGCTATCTATGTTCATCGCCGCTGCACAAGAGCAGAGGCTTGCTGCGCTGGAGGCGCTACTGCCATGAACAACCGTAACTACACCCTGATCATCCTCGCCGTAGCGGTGCTGATCCTGATCCTGCTCTACACCGGGAACATTGCTCTGTGAAGGTGCCAGCCCCCTTCAAGAACCTCAGGGTGAAGCCCTTCCATCGAGGCCGAAACTACAGCCTTGGCCTTGACTACCCCGTTGTCTATGGCAACCTGGAAGATGCCGGCTGCTGGGCAACGTGGAACCGGCACACAGGAAGGGTAATTGAGATCTTCCCTCATACCCCCAATGTCCACGGCTGGAGCAACGCGCAGCACTTAGCCTCGCTGGCGGCGCAAGCTGCTGCAGGCTCTTCGGACTTCAACCCCTTCGAGCTGGATAGTGTCCCATGAACATACCGTTTGCCATGCCTGACATCGACCCGAAGGCACATCAGATCATAACCTGCACCATCGAGGGGATCCTCGAGGAAGACGATGTTCGGGCGCTCCTCATGCAGCGCTCGGACGCGGGGGAGGACGCGACCCCCTCCCCCGCAGCCCCAGAACCGGAGAACCCACGTGACCTCAAGCGGATCAAGGAAAAGCATCACAGCGTTGCCCGCCTTATCGCGGGTGGCCTGCCGCAGCGTATGGTCGCGTCCCTCAGTGGCTATAACGAACAATACCTCAGCGTCCTACTTAACAACCCTAGCATGGTTGAACTGGTTTCGCTATACCGGATACAGTATGGAAAAAGTGCGGAGATTATCACGGAAAGGCTGCGGACCGTCGGCACTCAAGCCCTTGAGCGTTTGGAAGAACGCATCCCTAGCATGGGCGACAACGAGCTTATCCAGACGGCGAAGCTTGGGCTGGATCGTGCTGGACACGGCCCGACGACGACGCAGCATTCGATCACTGAGAGCCACCTGTTCGACCATGCGGACCTTGCAAGAATGAATGCTGAGGCCCGCAAGGGCAGCGCCAGCTATATCGTGGATGTCGAGGAGGTCCGCAAGGCCCTTCCATCCCCTCAACCGGGCACTGATGATGAGGAGGAGCCCACACCATGAAGGCTACGGAGCCTTGGTATCTCCTAGACAAGGTCAACCTTGGAGCAAGCGTCAAAGCGACTACTGGTGGGAATAACGATGCTATTCGGCGTGGTAACTTATACCATGCTGCATTCTATCGCGCTCTGCGTCTCGAATGGCTACTCAATCACGGAGGTGATGAGGAGCCTTGGGAGTTGCTTATCGAGCCGTGGTATAGAACGCGCAGGTGGAAGTTAAGAAGCCCTGATGCGGTGCTGATTAACCGCGTCAGCGACTGCGCCATCATCCTCGAAGTAAAAATGAACTGGGCCAATGGGCGCGACACGAAACTCCTGGGCGAATATCTGCCCCTTGTGCAGGAGGCCCACAAGCTTTCCACAGTGTTCCCTTGTATGGTGGTTGGGAACCTGCGGGGATACCCCCATAAGCCTTTATTGTCCATGGCTCAGATTTTCAGCGCCCAAAGTTGGCGACCCGGCCAGCCCACACCCGCCCTCTTGCACCTGAAGAAGGTCACATGAACGAGCAGCAGAAAAGGCAAGAATACCTCACGGAGGCGGTGAAACACTCCGCCTACGATCCCAGCTACTTCCTGCGCTTCTTCCTGCGGAAGTGGTTCCCCACTCCATTCGCCCCGATCCACATGGGCCTGATCGCCCTCCTAACCCGCAAAGTTGAGTGGTTGAATGACTACCCAGAATGCCATGACTTCCTGCTGTCGGAGTTTCGATACCTGGCAGATCCTTCGGATACTGATCCTAACGCCCTACTCCTCCCAGTCTTTCGTAAGAACGAGGAAGGCAAGATCGTCATGGTCTGCGGGGACAACAATAACTGGATTATCCCGCGCGGCTTTAGCAAAACCACGCTCGTTCTCGGTTGCAAGACCTACGACCTCTGCACGGACGGGACCATTTTCGGAGTATACATAAGTGCATCGGCTGAACATGCTGAAATGCAGCTGGGGAATATCAAGGTCGAGCTGGAAGAAAATTCGTTGCTGCGAGAGGCGTATGGCAATCTTGTTCCCATCAGGTCTGACTCCGAGCGCTGGACTAACCGTGAGATTCAGCTTCTTAACGGGGCTATCCTCATTGCACGGGGGAGAGGGGGCCAGGTCCGTGGCCTTAACTTCAGAGCACGCCGTCCTAATCGGGTGGTCCTGGACGATGTTGAAGACGAGGATAGCATCGCGACCGCGGAACTGAGGATGAAGACGGAACGCTGGTTCTATGGATCGGTGGCGCCGGCAGGTAATCTCATGGACGGGGCTGCGGAGGATGAGTTCGCGCAGCTGCCCATGCAGATCACGAACCTCGGGACGCTGTTGGGGCCGGAATGCCTGATGATAAAGGTCAGCCGCGACCCCGCCTTTAACACGGCGCGCTTCGGTGCGAAGCTGGCGGACGGCAAGATGCTGTGGGAATACAAGATGTCGGCGCCCACCTACGACAAGCTGCGCCGCCGCTACCAGGCCCTCGGGAAGCTTGCCGAGTTCACACGCGAATATGACTCCATGATAAGGGTTGACGATGACAGCATTTTCCCCACAATCTTCATTTACCAGCCAACCCCTCTCACGGACCTCGTGCACCGTGCTATTGCCCTTGACCCTGCAATCAGTGACAAGCCTGGGCGAGACCACGCAGCCATGGTTGTGGCGGGCAGACGCCTCACGGACGGGGCGCTGTGGTTCTTGGACGAGTGGGGAGGGTTGGGCAAGACCCCTCGGGAAAAGATCGACGCCTTCTTCGAGTATCACGAACGCTGGCGGACTACACATCACGGTATTGAGTCTATTGCCTATCAGGCCAGCCTCATCTTCCTCATGCGCGAGGAGATGGCGCGGCGGCAGTATTTCTTTCCGATCACTCCAATCGTTCACGGCTCGGCAGATCGCAAGGACACGAGGATTGTTGGTGTTCTCTCACCTCGATACAAGAATGGCTATATACGGCACCTCCGGCATTTGAGCGGGTTGGAGGGGAACCTTGCAGACTGGCCCAATGGGAAGAAGGATTACGCTGACGCTGCGGCGATGGCTTTGACGTTGCTGGGGGAGACGCAGATCTTGGCTGCAGATCCTGATTTTCTGGTGGCACCTGAGTATGAGGCACTACCGGACGTTGTTCCGCCTATATACACGACTGAGGGACGGTATATACTGTCCGGCACTAGCAAGCAATCCTTCAAGCAGAGGTATGGATAGATGGCGACCTCACCGTTCGATGTGTTAGGCCCAGCTGCCGGCGCACCCATGCCCCCTGCGTTGGGGATGGCGCCGCCAGCCGATATGTTCTCCGGCGGCGATCCCGGTGCGCTTGCACCCCCTGCGATGCCTGACAGCGGCTCGCCGGCGATGATGGACCCCAGCAACCCGATGCGCTCCGTGCTGCAAAACGCGGTGCTTGCCGAGCCTCCCCCCAAGCCCGCGATCGAGAAGCTGCGGCCCGGCAGCGAACTGCACA